CGGCGGAAAAGAACTTGGTAACCCCCGACATAGAGTCAGCCAACGTTTTCCCTGACTCGACACAATCGTTAATACTATCAAACGCTTCTTTGGCTTCATTTGCTGCGGCTTTGATCCCGCTCACTACAAGCTTTACTCCTTGTATCGCTAGTCCAATAGTGATTGGGTCAATCATGATGCATAGGCTTTCTATTGCTGTGGAGGTGGCGCAGGTTGCTGCCCTTGTTGTATCGCCTGTCTTCGCTGCTCTAGCATTCCACTGATCGGATCATTTGGGAACAACGCTGGGTACATCAACGGAATATTTGAATACGACGAACCAGAAGGCTTCGGCGCAGTGGTAGGCAGACGCAGTTGCTCAAGGCCCGTGGTCGGCGGCGCAGGAGGCAATGCCCGCAACATCGATGCCGCTGTTTCACGTGAAACAATTGGGGCCTCTGCCATGCCGGGGATAGGTGTTTCTTGGTCACCCAAGGCAAACTGGGAAAGCTCCTGACGCGCGGTCCGATCTACGCGGGTTTGCAGCAGGGACCTTGGAACGCCGATCTTCTCCAACTCTGCTGCCAATGCACGGCCTTGCTGTGGCGTACTGACCTTCGTCATTTTGCTGGCAAACGCAGGGTCTTCCAGCGCCTTGGTAAAGATGCGCTTGTAGATTTCGTTTTCCAAGCCTGCGGAGAGTCGCACAAGTACGGCCAGAGCGCCGGTAGATGGGGCAATACGACCTACGGCTGCTTCGCGGGCCGTGGTTGTCAGGAATTGAATACCTGAACCCATCACACGCTTTAGTGTCTCATCCAGCGATTGGAAGACAGGAATCTGCCCTGTCACGTCCGCAAAAGCATTCACCCGGCGCTGCATGTCGGCCAGTACCTTCAGGTCTTCCAGATGCTGTGTATCTTTGAACAGCACTTTCAACGACTTCTCATTGTTGTCGATGAATGTCTTCAGCGCACCACCGCCCGCCGCACCTTCTGTGGCCATGTCATAAACAGAACGGCGAAGGGAGGCAAGTTGCTCCGGATTCTTAGCAAGCTCGTCCACCAAAACCCGCATGGTTGCTGGGTCTTTAACTGCCTTGGCCAAGGTCTGGCGGGGATCAGCATCCGGACGAGAAACGCGCTTTAAGATTTGATCCAGTTCATCATTGCCTGCTGCTACCCGACGCGCATCCAATTCACCCATGCGGCGCACATAATCATCCGCAAGGGTGACTTCGTTTTGGATTCGTCCCTGCACTGAATCAGGCAGAGCCTCGACGATGTTGCGGTTCTTGTCCAAAACAGAGCGAATCTTCTTGGGGTCAACCAAACCATCCTGATTCACCACACCCTTGGTACGCAGCCAATCGACCGTGCCCTTCATCAGGATGTCGTCAAACTCTGGGGTGCCTGCAAGAGAGACTTGCAACTGACGCAGGTTGTTGGCATTAGAAAACGCCTTCTGCATCAACTGCTCGTTACCCAGCAAGAACGCATCGCCACGGCCTGTCTTCTGGGCCATGAGCAGCGGCAAGTTCTGCTCGAACCCTGCACGGTAGTCTGCAAGGACATTCTTCATGCCCTCGTATTCTGTCTTAATCTTTGGCACGTGGTCCAAGATCAGCTTCTCGATGTCGTTGTACACCGCAGTTCCGGTATCCAACGTACGCTGGGCATCTGTTAAGCGTGTGCCGCCCTTGCCCATAGATGAGTTGAAACGAGCCAGTGCATCATTACGGAACCGTGCAGCGGAGGCCAGATAGTCCAACGCTTCAGGCAGGTTGATGTTGACTTGCGTGTTGTCCAGCGCAATACGTGCAGCGTCTTCTTTGATCTGGTTAGGATTAATGGTGATGGTGCGACCCGGAATACCGGTGGGGATTACTGTATTGCCTTTGGCATCGACCTTGACGGCCTCGGCCAGTGTTGCGCGGCGCTTGGAACCCTTGGGTTGTTTCCCCTGCACCAGCGACAGCACTGAACTGCGCACCGCCTCGTCCAGATCAGGAGGAAGATTCAACTTCAGAATCTGCTCATCAATCGCCTGATTGGTCAATTGCTTGATCATCTGACCTTCCATGCGGTCCCGAGCCACTTCTTGGCCACGGACAAAGTTGCGCAGGAAAGCAATCGGCTCTGGGACAGGATTACGCAGCGAAGGACGCTCGGGTGTGTACTTGTCGATTAAGCGAGTAGCTGCGCCTTCCATATCCCGTGCAGGGAACAAGGACTGACCCTCATTGCGGGTAGGCATAGGCAGGCCATCGGGGCTTGTTGCTTGGCGCAGACCCATCAGACGCAGCGTGTTATCCCGCATCTTGTAGTCGAACTCCATCGCACCCATCAGTGCGCCACGCAGTTCGTTGTTGATCATGTCCATGTTCTGTGGGCCGAGGCGCTCGGACACCGCCAAAACTTCCGCTTCCGTCATATCCTTTTGCGAACGGAGCAGACCTTCAAAGAATTGCTGACGCTCTGCTTGCGCTGCTTGAAAGGCATCAAACACGGGTTGACGCGCTTCGGGGGCGAGGTTATCCATCAGGCCGCGGAGCTTCTGCTGGTTCTCATTAATACGTGCTTTGGTTGCTTCCAGTTCTTTGGGACCAAGCTGCTGCAATAGCTCTGCTTTACGCTGGAGCAGCGGGGAATACATTGTGGTTTCTGCCGCGTCGAACAAGAATCCTGCTTCAGCAAAACGCGGGTCCTGCATCGCTAGTTCAAGTTGACGCAATGCTTGCTGTGCTTCGGGGCTCTCGGATATCGGGCCGAAGACCTGCGTTAATTTCTTCTCCGCATTCTTCATCAACAACTGTGGAACGATGCGGACGCCGGGCACACGATAAATGGGGGCCAAACCTTGCAGCACCTCTTGTTCTACATCCCCCAGCCCTGCTGTGGCACTCTTTATCTTGTCTTTGATTGCTCTGCCTGCCATAACGGAAGGAAGCATAGAGGCGGCTACAGGGAGACCCACGAATGCGCCCATGGGCAGGAGGGTTTCGTATAGCTGCTTGTTCGGGTTGTCATCGCTGACGTTTTCTGTCACCGCTTGGCGCAGACCTTCATACCCTGCACCAAACGCAATATCAATCGCTGCCGCAGCGCGTGGGCTCTTCTGCACAAACTTGATAGCGTCATCTGCAATACCACGCAACACGCCTGTCTTTGCCGTCTGTGCAGTGGTCACCATAGGGCGCGTACGTGCTGCCCATGCAAGAACGCCAGTAAACGGCATCGTGCCGCCCACGCCTTCAGCAATCGCACGAGCATATCGCTCCGTAGCATCACGCGGAGCAACCTGACCTTTGTTGAAGAACTTACCCAGCGTGAAAACGTCCTGATCTTTCATACCCAGTGCTTTGCCGATACCCTGTGTTGCCGCATCAGGAAGCGCAAATAAGGCGGAATTAAAGCCCCAAGATACGTTGCGCAATAGGCCACCAAGGCGATCCCCCTCTGGGATAGCTTGATCCTGACGAGCAGCACGGGGTACTTCCGTAGTCGGTGCACCTTCGGCACGGCCCACAACATTGCCTGTGGTCAGGTCAATGACTTCCCCACGTGCGTTCGTCAGCGTTGTCATTTTTGGATAAGCCCTCTAAGCTGAAGCGGATTAAATGCATCGATGCGACCGTTCGGCATCTTCAGATACACGATAGCCTTTGGATCTTGCAGTGTACCAATCGTCGAGCCCAAATAGGTGAACATACGCTTCTGGCCTTCTGGATCAGCCGGAACAACAAACGGATCAACCTGCGTCCCTGTCTGTGGCACCTTCATCGTAAAGTCATCTTTGATGTAACCCAACTGAGTCAATACCTGCTGACGGGCATTACGCAATTGCGCTTCCATCGCAGCAAAGTTCTTGGCTGCGATTTCTTTGTTCTGGAAGAACGCCGTAGGGTCAGTCAAACCATTCAATGTCTCACGTGCCCACTCTTGCTCTTGGACCGCCACGCGACCCTGATCATTAGCAGAGGCGATACTCTTCTGCACTTGATTCAAACCAGAGCGAATACGTTGTGCTGCTTCTGATTGATTCACATCGGGACGTACCAAGCCACCAGAGATAGGAACAATCACGTTGTTGATCTTGTCCGTGAACCACGTGCCGGGGCTATACAGTTCTGCATATTGGCCACGAAGATTATCAAACGTCTTCAGACTGTTGTCCAACTGGCGCAGCGTGTTACCTAGTTTGACGCGTTCACCCTTGTCTGTCTCTACCGTGGTAGGAGCAGGTCCGAGGTTATCGACAAACGGATTATCAGTCTGGCGCAGCGTCCAACGGCTATCGATGGCACCTTTAACGACCGCGGGAAGCTGGCCATTAGCATCAGGCTTAATGTAGTTGCCCAAATAGCTGCCATTCTTTTTCTTGACAACCGTCAGACCCATACCAGCGTCTTCATCAATCGTTCCACCCTGTTTTACTTCTTCCAGCATCAGGTTGAAGTCCCTCTCCATTACCTTGACTTCTTTGGCATTTTTCTGCTTTATCTCTTCAAGCCTCTCACGGTTCCTTGCTTGGTAGATAGAATTAGCCAAGCGACCTTCAATACGAAGATTCTCAAGCTGGAAGTCACGTGCAACTTTGTCTTGCAGATTGACGCTCTCTGTAGCTTGCTGAAGCACCGCGGTTTTGACGCGGATGTCACGATCTTTAGCTTGTGCAACAATCGCAGCAAATCCACGTGGTACGCCAGAAAATGCTTCACCTAACGCCATGGCCATCGTAGGCTTGTAGGTAGACGCAAACTTGAAGCCTGCATCAGCCAGTAGCAGCAATGCATTAGTACGTGCATCTGCTTTCGTGTCGCCCAGCAATTCTTTGAACGTAGGCGCAAGCGACTCGTACTCTGCCTTGATCCGTTCGCCGCGGGTCCTGAACACCTGATCTTTGACCGTGCGATCAATGAAGTCTTTAGTGGTAGGCGCTGCCTCGTCTTTTTTAGGCGCAATGATTGGGACTTCCGGACGATTGAATGGCGTCTCAAAAGGAACGACAACATCCCCTTGTTGATTGATACGATTAATCGTCGCATTCTCAGGACGCTCTGGCGTAGGAGGCACAATGCGATCATCCCTGAAGTTCACTTCAAAGGGCTCATTCTCACGGCCCGGAGGGATAATGCGATTGCCTCTTGGATCACGCAAAGGAGGCCCTTGCCCCGGAATCTGATCAATCAATGCATTGACCTGTGCAAGCTCTTCCGCAGAACGTGGCGGAGATGTCTTATCACGATTCAAAAGGGCCAGCGTTGCCGCAGCAGTGCCTGCTCCTGCCATCGTGCTCTTCGGATTCTGACGAGCAAAATCCAACGCACGACTAAGTAGCGGGTCTTCGCGTAACGCTTGGGTAAATGGAATGCGACCTACGCCTAATGTATTTGCTGCTTCCAGACGAGTGCCTGCACCCATCTCCGCGCCGCGTGTGCCTTGGACAATGTTTTCACGACCTTGAATCACGGCCCGACGACCGGCCTCCGCCATTGGCTCAACACGCATCGTTGGGCGAGTGAACGGAGTGACTAGCTCATCCAGATAGTTCAGGCCGCGTTGCGCATAGGGAGCCAACGCGCTGCCGATGCGTCCCATGCCCTGTTTTGCCACATCACGGATCGTGCCGCCTGTAAAGCCCATACCAAACTTATAGCTGTTCATGAACCGCTTTTCTTCCGGCGTCATTTGTTCCGGAGGAATAGTTCCATCAGCTAATTCGTAGAACCGATCTGGTATATACAGCGGGCTATTCATCTGCTGCCGACGAGCGTCCTGCGTAGCAAACGCACCATCCGCTGCACGGAGCGGAGGCATACCATCAGGCGTAGGCGGAGCCTGTTCAGCCCCGCCCTGTGGAAAAGGGGGCATACCCTCCATGCCCGGAGGCATCATCGGCGGAGCCATACCCTGTTCCTGACCCATCCCCGGTGGCATACCCTGCTCCTGCCCCATCATCATCGGAGGAGGAGCCATCTCAGCACCCTGCGGAAGCGCACCAATCCCGCCCTGCGGCATAGGCGGAGCCGCTTGCGCAGCAAGTTGCGACTGCAACATGGCCAGAACTTCCGGCGGCGTGTCCATCGCTGCCTCTTCTCCAACCATCTGTGCCAGTTCAAGGTAACGTGCATCAACGGATCGAATATCTCCACGAAGGTTGTTCATCAAGATTTCAGGATTCTGAGGGCTTCGCGCCATAGGCTTAACGTCCTCGTCTTCCATCTCATCCTCAAACCCGGCCATGATGCCACTGTTTTTGGCAGCTTTTGACATTGGTTGAGAGAACATGCCACGCTTTAGGACTTCGTCTTTCATATCGCTTCCTTAGAAAAGGCCACCGGCTGTTTTTACTGCGCCTGCTGTGGCCAGTGCGCCAGTAGCCAATCCTGCAATTTGTTGGAACGGACTTGGGGTAGGTGCTGCTTGTGTTGTCAAAGCCATCTGCGTCGAAGGCGCACCTTTGTAGATGTCGGACTGGAAGGCCAACTGCTGATACGGCTGATAGGCCGTCTGCAATTGTGTGGCACGAAGGGCATCCAACTCCCGTTGCTGCTGGCCCTGTTGCTGCTGACCCAGACCATACTGGAACGTGACATCCTGTTGACCCAACGCTTGCTGCATTCCACCTAATTGACCCTGCTGCATCCCTACCCCACTAAGCTGCGACCCCAACGAACCCAATCCTGCCGCAAGCTGGGAGCCCACGCCAAACTGCTGTTGCGCCAGATTACCGATACCCGAAGCTTGTGCTTGACCTAATTGGGCCTGCTGACCGAGTATCCCTGCCTGTTGCTGTGCCATATTGCCGTACTGACCTGCCAACGCAGCTTGCTGCTGTGCCAGATTGCCGTACAAGCCCGCAGCCTGTTGGCCCAAAGCCGATTGCTGGAACTGCTGCCCCGCCAATTGCTGCCCAATGGTTCCGCCATACTGTGCAGCGGCCAGTGCCTGTTGCGCTCTTTGTGCTTCCAGACTGCCTAATTGAGACCCTGCCTGTAACCCCATTTGACCAGCTTGCAGACCCAATTGTGCAGCTTGCTGACCGAGTCCTGCCTGCTGGAATTGCTGTGCTGCTAATTGTTGCTGGACCGTGCCACCATACTGAGCCGCAGCCAGTGCTTGCTGCGCTCTCTGTGCTTCCAAGCTCCCCAACTGAGAACCGGCCTGCATTCCCATCTGGCCCGCTTGTAGACCAATTTGCGCTGCTTGCTGGCCAAGACCGGCTTGTTGTGCCGCCAACGATCCTGCCTGCCCCGCTGCGCCTTGAAATCCTTGCGCTTGCGCCAACTGACGCTGCTGCTGCTGTTCAAATGCCTGCTGTGCTTGCTGTGTTGCGGATTGATAACCTTGTGACAATGCTCCTGTGATTGCCGCATTGCGCTGTTCTGACAAGCCCCGTTCGAGTTCTGCGCGTTGAACACCTTCACGAGAACCGCCAAACGCGCCAGATCGAACAGCTTGTGCTTGCAAATTCTGACGTGCAATATCCCCTTGACGATTGATTTGCCGTAGCGACTCGTCAATAACCTGCTGTTGATAGGGGTTCATAAAACCTTGAACATCGCCGGGAGTAAAGCGCTGGGCAGCACCACCTAACGCACCAATCCCTTGACCCAAAGCTGCTGCCGCTGTTCCAAATCCCGGCTGTTGCGCCGCCTGTTGCGCCGCCAAGGCAGATTGATACCCTGCCCCAGCTCCCGCACCAATCTGCTGTTGCGCTGCGCCAAACTGAGGCCCCGCTGCCTGTGCTTGTTGCGCAGATTGACGTAAGGCTTGTTGGATGGGGGCAAGGTTAGTAGAAAGTGCCGCCTGTCTTGCTTCGTCTGCGGCAGTTACTCCACGCCCCGCCCCGCCCGTAATCTGTTGCTGTGCTGCCCCGAACTGCGGTCCCGCCCCTTGCGCCTGCTGCAACGACTGCATCATCATCTGTTGGGCAGGGGAGATGTTTGCTTGCCCGTACATCTGCGCCATCTGCTGCGCTTGCTCTATGTCGGATGCAGCCCCACCAAGTAACGGCATTCCTTGGCCCGCAGCAGTTGCTAAGTTTCCCATTTGAGAGATAGGTACTCCCGCTTGCTGCATGGCTTGCTGTGCCCCGGCAAACTGACTACGAGTATCCGCGCCACCCAGAATATCTCCAGCCTGTCCAAGCATTCCGGCCCCTGCCGTGGTAGCCGTCTGAGCCCCTTGCATAAAGGGAAGGTACGAGCCAATGCCTGCCTGACCACGGCGAAGAGCATCAAGTTGTTCTGGGGAAAGCCCCGCCACCTGATAAGCAGGGAGCGTGGGGGCCTGAAGCGCCTTTGCGGATTCAAGAAGACCTAGTTTGATCCTCTCAATCTCGGGGGCTTCCCGGACGATTTGTTCGGTAATTTCTGCCATGACTTATCCTCGGGCCGCGTTGCGTTCTAGCTGATTCATGAGTGCGTACATCCGTTTGGCTCCTTCGCGACGACTTCCGCCGCCCGCGCCACGTACAGCTTTGGCTGTCATGACAAATTCACCATCGGAAAGCATGGCAGGGATCGAGTCAGATTTCTCTGTGCCCGGGCCACTGATTTGACCGTTTCGTCTAGGATACCCGCCTTGCGCCAACGCGGCAATACCACCCATGTTCATGGACATAGGTTGATACTGTTGTTGTTGATAAGACCTTGGATTAAAGCCTACGTAGCTTCTCCCTGCTACACGAATATCATCCATGGTTTGTGGAGCCGACCATGGGGCGGAACCAGTGATATTTCCCCGCTCGTCATACTGCACCCCCGGCAGTCCTTGGACGTAGTAACGGCTCGGGTCGTCAGACAGATCAATCGGTTGCCGCATTTGGTTTTGAAACTCTGTCTCTGGCGGGGGTTTTGGCTCAAACCCCCCGGTCAAGGCTAATGCGCCGATGCCCGCAGCCGCCGTAGGCCCATATGTCCTAAGCGCTCCAGTAAATCCAGTAGGTGCTCCCATCCGTTTTAGTGCCAAGTCATAGGACGCCGGGGTATTAGGCATATTCCTAGCTGTCATAAACTGATCAACTTGTTCAGCAGAAGGTCCCGGAGCAAACAAATTACCTGCGCCTTCTGCAAACTGGCTGGCCCCCGTACTGAAGTCTCCGGTCAAGAATTTCTTGGCCCCGCCTCCCATTTCGCCAAGGGACTCCATTACCCCGACCTGTCGGTACGGGGTAACACCTTGTGCCCCAGCAGCTCCTTCCCCGTATGCGTAGTCAACTCCAGCCAATCCGCGAGCATCCCCTTGATAGGGGAAATCCACTCCTGCTAGTTTTGGAGGGCTTACCACGGAAGGCGATCCTTTTTGAATAGCCGAAAGTTTTGCAGCGTCTAACTGCTGCCCCGCATATTGGGAAGGGGACATCCCCGGCTTTTGAGCAAAGATATCCCCTGAGGGCTCCACTTCAAGGTAAGGTTTAGGGCCTAATCCTAACTGCTTCACCTGATCTGCGGAAACAGCTTTACCGGTAAAAGTGTCTATAGCACTACCGTCTGGTTGCAAAAGATATTTAGGCGTAGCTCCTGCGGGTTGCGTCGCCGCGCCTTTCACCCCCGGCTTGGCCAAAAATGCGTCCCTAGCAGCAGCGGAATCGGGGTCTAAATCAACTCCCGCTCTTTGGTTTACGTTTTCAGCCGCATCTCTGGCCGCAGTTGCCGCCGCGTTGTCCACATCCACCTTTGGTGCGCCGCTAAAGAACGCCATGCCGCCTGAAATTGCACCCTCGGTCAAACCACTCTTGATCGAATCTTTCAAGTTTTGGCCAGATACTAAGCCTGTACCCGTGCCAACAATAGCACCGGTGAGCGCGGCATTCGCTGCTGCGTTGGTGCCAACAACTGCGGAGGTATATTTGCCAACAAAATTACCCACAGGACCGCCGGGAGCACCCAAGAAGCCGGTTGCGGCAGAGGTCAGAACGGATTTAAGATCACCGCCCGAAAGAGCGGCCGCTGTGCCAGAAGCCAATGCGCCTGTAACTGCGGAGCCCATGGCAGTAAGGGATGTGACTCCCCCCACTGTGGCGGCTAATGAAGGAAACATCGTCATGACAGCAGGCCCGAGGACCATGCCTAACGCAATGGTGCCCAAGATGCGGCCAATCGGACTCTTTAGTACCTTCTTGACTACGTTAGCTAAACGCTTAACGTGTTTTTTTACTGCTTTAAATATCTTTTTAAAGAAGAACTCTGGCAATCCTGTTTCAGGATTAATGGTCCCCGAGCCGCCACGCGATTTCAGCAACCGTGCTTCGCTTGGCGTGATATGCGCCAGCATGGTGTCGCCGCGACGGCCACTGTTGGCCACGATCCGCGCAGCTTCCGCAATGCCGCCCCGAGCAAAGCCCTGTGGCGGCATCATGCCCATGGGGGCCATACCCATTGGCGCTTCTGGCATTGGCTGTGCCGAACCCGAGGTAGCCATACGGCTGCGCTGGGCGTCCACAAGAACCATTAAAAGGGCAGACAGAAATTCTTCGTCGTACTCTGGCGGTAGATCATCCGCATCGAGTAAGCCCTCTTTAACGAGATCAGCCACTTCTTTGGCGTAGTTTTCAGGATCGCCATAAAGACCTTGAATAGCTTCAATTAGCTGCCCAAGTTGCTCATCAGTCAACTCATCTAACTCAGGCCGTATCTCGGCCAGCGCCTCTTCCAATTCCATCGAGGCATCAGGACGAGCAGTTTTTAAGCCCTGTTGCATCGCGTCGTAGGAATCCATCAAGCTCAATTGAGGAGCCTGCATTGCTTGGTTTTCTGGCAATGCCATGATGCCTTGTTCGGGTGCTGTCGCCATGATCGGTCCTTACGAAAAAGTTGTACTATTTTACTGCTTCATAATGCAGATACAAAGCTCAGTGTTACTACGGACGAAGCCGTGCTGGGGTAGAACGTGCTTGTCAAAGTTGTACTACCCACCGTCTGCGATGTGTCCACAATGTATGTCCCGACCCCGCCAGTGCCCGTGCCCAAAGCGGTAATAAATGTTGGCACCGCTACTCCTGTACCAACCACGCTTGAATAGCGCTTAATAGTGCCGGAGGTTACTGCACTGACCGTCATGGTTGTGCCCGATATAGAGCCAGTGAAAACTGCGGAGTCTGCTGGATATGCCTGTAACGTCACTAAGGCGTTGTCTGTATCCCACCAGATTTCCACAAACTCACCCGCCTGAAGTTCTACGTAGTAATTCCAACCAGCAATAACTTTGCCCTCATCCCCGGCGGTTGCGCTTTTCCTAGCGGGTACAGAAATGACTCCACGAGACCCCGGAATGTCAGACCCCGGCCCCGCCCCGTTTTTACGTAGCCACACCGAAATATCGTGAATTGCGTTGTCCGCGTTCTGAAACTGTCCAGACCACTGTAGATTGTAAATACCCGAATAAGTAACGGTTATGCGCGAACTACTTACGATAGATACGTCATTAACATAGTCAATAGTGTCAAACAACATTGGCGTAGGTACATTCGCCAGCAAAGTCTGGGTCGTACTATCCTGAAAAGCGCCGTAAGGGGCATTAAGAAACCGAGTGCCGCTTGGCCCAAGTAACTGTCCCGTAACATTATCCAGCGTATTGAAGTACTGCCTAAGGATATTATTTAATTCATCGTGATACCGGCGGCTATACTCTGCCGGAGCATAGGGCAGCGCAGGAGACCGGGTTTGAATAAGCAGCGTACTCATTTGCCACCATCCGGCCTGATATCCAACTTAGGTATACCCAACTGCCACTGTGTACCTAACAAATTTGATTCCACTCGAAACGCCATCTGACGCCCACGCACCCGCGTATACACCAACTCCGTGAACTCCTGCACGTTGTAACTTTTCTCCGTGACATAATTCTGCGTCGAAGTCACCGCGGGTGCATTTGATACCTTATACGGCGCACCGGGGTTTTTCCTCGGACGCATTTTGAACTCCACCTGTGGATACGTCGATCCCTGTGTCATCGATCCATTGAACGTGATATCCGGAATCATCCGCCACACAAAACCATACTTGTCCCCATTACCAATATCAAAGTCCGATGATTGGATATATGACGCAATTGGGCTCGGCGGATTGGTCTCACCATCATCCACCGCCGCTTCATGGAACATGATCATGTTTCCAGTGGTGGCCGCTTGTGGGTAATCTCTTAACGGACTATCCAACCATGCCGTTCTAGCGAGTGTTCCGTAGTACCACGCTTGGTCTACGTAGTTATAGATAACGTAGCGATCAATAACACTAGAGTCGGAAGAACAATAGAACCACCATACCTCATTAAACCGCTCGTTCGTCCCAGCAAAGAACTGGTACGACTGCGAAATATTGATATCGTCAAATACGTACTTCCATACCGAGCAAGAGAGCGTCTCCACTCGACCAGAGTAGATATAAAACTTATCCACCCCCATCCAAAAGGTAAGGCCTACCGCTGTTGCAATCGCATTGGGGCCCATAATCGATAGATTACTAGCCAACAAATTAAAGCCCCACACAAACGGAGGCCCCAAATACTGCATGGAATACAGCGCCGAATTCGTCCATACCAAAATCTCTTGGCGCGTTTGCAACGAACCTACAATCTCCGAACCATACGATAACCGGTAACTTCCTGCCTGATTCGTTGCAGCAGGCGTCCAATCCTGATAATCCTCCTGCGCACTCCAGCGGATCAACATTGGATCTAACGGAGTGCTGTTATATGCCCCATAATCGTTACACCCAAAAGCAATCGTAATGCGCGTAGCGTCCGATATCAAAATCTGATTGATTTTGCTCGGTACGTCTACGCCCGAGACTAATGTGCCACGTGTGGTATACGCGGGCGTTGTGCCTACCCCGGGTTGCCATAAAAAAAGCGCCCCGCCCCTTGGCGAAAACAGTAATTGCTCACCGTAGTTAGATTGACTCCATAAACGAAGCTGCTGCCCTATGCCCAAAGTAAAGCCAGAGCCCCATGTGCTACGGCTCCATGTGTCCGTCCCCCAGCCTGTACCTATCGTATAACTTGCCGAACCGGTATTGATTTGGTACGCCCCCACCACCGCTGCACCACCATTGCCGCTATCTGAAGCATTGGAGAGAACCGCTACCCCGGGAGCCCCAATGGGGGAAACCACCCGTGCTTGGATCGTGTAAGTACTTCCGGTCAATACGGTGACTTGGTATTCCTGCTGCAATATCGCTTGGGTGATATTGCCTCCCAAACCTGACGCACCTACGCCACTGAAAGTAACAAAGTCGCCCGTAACACATCCGTGAGCGGTGTCCGTAATGGTAATGGTAGAAGAGAAGGGTGCAATGGTGACCGCAGAAAAAGTCACATCCCCTGCTGCGGTAGTTGCTCGGATTGGGGTGATGTCGTAAAACGCACCACCATCTTCAAGATAGAACTTGAGGTTGGTTCCTACACCAAGAATATTGAACCCCTTGAGCGTAACCCAGTTCCAAAGAGACCGAGCTACGCCAAGGAAGGTGTTATAGGACAATGCCGCCCAGCCCCCAATCTTTTCAGGGTAACCTGCGCGAAAGCGAACTTTATCGCAATCGAACCAGCCACCTTTACCCGCAAGCGTGGTGACTTCTTTATTAACCCCCGGGCGAAACTGTAGTGGCTGTAGCGGCATTGTTTTTCCCCTATATCTCGCTTAAATTACTGCACGGCTTCAGGAGCCTCTGCGGTAGGAGCAACTTCTACATCCTCGGCCATCATGGCAGATGATGGAACAGGCACTTGCGAAGTGGCCTGATCACGGATCTTTTCAATCAGATTTGCAACTTGACCATAGGGCAACTGACCGAGGGCCATGAGGACACCATTGACCTCGTCCAACACGAGTTCCAGTGTGATAGGGGTGTTTTTCATATAACTATCTCCATTAATGCTCGGCAGCTTTTGTTTTTTAGGTGTGCCGAGAAAACCTAATTACCAAGGTAGCGGCGGTGTCACCACCGGCGGGTTAATCTGGCTCTCAATCTGTGCCTGAACAGCCGCTTCAGTTACGCCCCTTTAAGTTCCGCTATTTCGGACTGATCGTCGGTGAGTGGTAGTTCTTTGTTAGCCATGATTCACTCATAAAGGATATTGATTGTGCCAGCGTCAAAGGTGTTTGTGCCTGTGCGGGTGACGCTGACGCGGTCTAATTGTGCGGAAAGTGTTTTAGCCCCAGCAGTTAAGCAATTTGATTCTGTAGCTGCCGCCGCAATAACTCCACTTGCTGTCCAAGTGTTGCCGGTAATGTTGGACAGCGTTATAGCGCCACTAAACCCTTGCGCGGCAGTAAGGTTATTAAACCCAAAACCTGTTGTGTAGTGCGTTCCATTAACTGCTGTTCCCCCTAAACGAGTACCACCACCGCTATACCCAGTAGTTTCTAAACCGCCAGAATCACCTATCTGAATTAAAAAGCTGTCTGTGCCGGATAACGATAGCCCATCAAACATAATAGTGATCCGACGCACCCAACTAGGGATGCTAGTAAAGTCAGCCGAAGTCGTAAAGTTTGTAACTGCTGTTAAGGCTGTGCCCCTCTGCAAGCTATCATATACAGCACCGCTGTTCGTAGTAACACCTGCGCTACCATTGATAATCACAGACATGTTAGGCTCCTCAATTCATCTGTAGTCGTGCAGGTATCTACCAGATTAGTAATGTCACGAAGACGCTGTTTCTCAGCAACGATGGCAGCAGTATCGCTACCAGACTCCAGCGCACGCTGAAAGGCAACATCTTGAGCCGCTAGAAGCGGAGCACGTTCAGCACGTAGCCGGTCTTTGGTAATGGCTTTCGCCTTGTCAATGTCAATAACTATCATTCTTTCACCTCTGCACCAGTAAAGTCAGCAGTCCACGCGTTGCGGAATGCGCGGTCTGTCGGAATGTCAGCAGCATCAACGATCAGGTATGGTTTGCCTAATGGGATGTCTTTCATCGCCAACTCAAGCGATTCAGTCGGAACGAGGATAGCAACGCCGCCATTGTCGTTAGGGAATAGGATTCGTTTCATGGTTGTCCTTTAGCGGAAGATGGCAAGGCCGTAGTTTGCTGCATCTACTCTGGTGCTTGCAGAACTTCCTACAACTCCTGTCGTGCCGTAGTAGCATTGCACAGAGCTAGTGTTGTAAGCAAAAACACCGCCAACATAAATATGGTCGCTTTGTGCGTGATTGTTAAATACAACTGCATAATTCGCATCAGGCATTGCGGTTGTAAAATTTACCGTGTAGTTACCCACACCATTATCCAAAATACTTGACACGTTGAATGATCCACGAACACCCGTCATCGAAGCCGGGTTTGTTACGGTAGTGCCATTAAAGTTCACCCACGCACGACAGAACGTACCAATCTGCGTACCGGCACTATCCTGTACGGTAGGCGGCGTGTTCGCAACACCGTTCTTTAGCACCAGTGTGCTAGTGCTTGCGGCTTGCAGTGTATCTGCTACAACAGTTCCAGCCATGATGACCTCTTACTCGTAAAGGATGTTGATTGTGCCAGCGTCGAAGGTGTCTGTGCCGTTGACTGTGGTGATCCGGAGGCGGTCTAAAGTTGCCGAAAGAGGTTTTGCACCGCCAGCTACCGCAACGCCACCTGCATTTGAGTATCCATAATTGCCAGCATACGCCCAAGTATTAGTCGCTGGGTCAAGTAAAGTTATAGTTGCAATTCCACTAAATATTGACGCTGCTGATGTACTTGGCCCAATTGAAAACCCAGTGGTCGATAATCCAAATGTTGTACCAAACCCAGAAGACCCTAAATATCCAGTATTTTCAATTCCTCCAGAATCACCAATTTGAATTTGCGGGTTACTCGTCCCATTCGTACTCACCCCACTAAACATCACCGTAATCCGCTTGGCCCACGAAGGAATGCCGGTGAAGTCAACAGACGTACCGGATGTTGAGGCAACAGCAGTACCCGACACAATGGGAGCTAACGTACCTGTGACGTTCACCAGCGTCTGCGTTGTGCTACCTGCTACCGCTGGGGCTGCGAGTGTAATCGATCCGCTGGTGTCGCCTGAAAGAACTAAAGAAGCCATAATTTATCCTTGTATCAAAGTACAACCCACCGGCTACCGCTTGGCACAGTAACGATGACGCTTGAATTGATTGTAATCGGGCCCGTGCTTGATGCACTTTTCCCTGCGGTGATCGTATAACTTGTCGTGACGGTTTGGCTGTTCTCAACAAACACTTCGTCACTGCCCCCGCCTGTTGCGCCGCCGCCCACGCTGCCCCAAGCACTGCCGGTATAGCCTTCGAACTTGCTCAGTGTTGAATTGAACCGGAACATCCCGGTTGCCGGTGTCGGACGCTCCGCCGTTGTGCCAACATTCATGACCGCCGCGCCCGTGCCCGAGAGTGTCAGTTGGTTCACAATGCTGACTACGCCTGCGCTGCTGATCCGCATCCGCTCAGTCGGGGTAGCAGAACCATCAGCAGATGTGCTAAATACCAAGCGACCGGGCATGTCGGCAGAAGCACCGGGAGTACCGTCTACAAGTCCTTGGATAGAAGCGGCATCGCTATATCCAGTTCCGTTTGCGCCAGAGAAAACAATAGCACCCAATGCGTCACCAGATGCAACGATTGTGTTTGTTCCAAGCGTTGCGCTCTTAGAACGGCCAAAGTAAAAAGCTGGATTACTCGCCGCACTAGAGCTATACCGTACAAGACTTGCAAAAGCGTCTGATGTACCTTCGACTTGCAGCTTCCCGCCAAATGCGGTGTTAGTTGAGGTCAACCCTACCAGCAACCGCCCGGAGGAGTCGATGCGGGCGCGTTCAATAACATTGCCGCCACCTCTTGTTCCAAAAGCTAACGCACCATTGCTAGCCGAGGTGTAAACAGTGCTTATGGCCGCCGCTGCGTCAGTGCTAGTTCCGTTTACGCCCATATATAAAGTGGTCGCCGTACTGTCTGTGACCGACGAGTTATATAAAAACGCGGTGATGCCAGCCGCAGACATATCGGAAGAACTATAAGCAACCGCGCTGGAAAACTGAACATGAAGCGGATAACTTGGCGAACTCGTCCCAATCCCCACGTTGCCGGAGGAGTCGATACGCATTACTTCTGTGGTTTGGTCGTTTGTAGTTGTTGACCCATGCACAAAGAATGCGAGTCCGCCTTGGTCTGGATCGGTTGATTGTTGCACCCCGGCAATAGCACCCCAAGGCCGTGTTGAGTTAATCTGTGCAAACGTAACCGCACCGCCGTAAGCCCCCGCTCCTGCTGTACCAGTACCGCGAGCAAGAAAATTTGTGGTTGTGCGAGCTAGTAGTGGATCAAACTGAACACCGGATTCAACGGTAAATTTTGCGTCTGGCGAACTCGTACCAATCCCCACGTTGCCGGAGGAGTCGATGGTCATCCTTGTTGCAGCGGCAGTTGCATCTACTATCTCGTAGGTGTCTGTGGAAGAAATCCTTGTAACCCACGTTCTTGCATCATTGGTGAACAGTAGTTGTGCCTGACCATTTGCTTTGTTTGTTCTAAACTCCACGTTACAGTCCGAACCAGAAGGGCCAAATACTTCAAGCCTTCTTGTCGTCGAACTCGTCCCAATAACCACGTTGCCGGAGGAGTCGATGCGGAGGCGTTCAGTCGGAGCAGCCGCACCGTCAGCAGTCGTGCTAAACACCAAGCGACCGGGCATGTCGTTCGTGCCGGGGGTGCCGTCTACTTGAGCGGAAATCTGTGCAGCGCGAATGAATGCTGCGCCATCCGCTCCCCACCAACGCAAATAACCTAAGTCATCACCAGAAGCAACGACAGTCAAACTTCCATCCGTTGTCCCTCGAGAGCGCTTTATGTCTAGGATTGACGCAGCCGTTGCAGTTGTTCCGGAATACGCCACTGAACTCCATCCGGGGAATACGCCCGTCCCAGCAGCAACAACCGCAAGGTCTTGCTCAGACAATATGTTATTAGTTGAAGTCGTTGTCCCAATCAGCAGGCGACCGGAGGAGTCGATACGCATCCGCTCCAAATTGGAGGTTTGAAAAATCATTGCATATGCTTGCGCCATATTTAACAGCGCGTTGCTACTGGAATCGCGTCCTACATAGAAAGAACCATTTACATCTTGTATGCGAATTTCAGGGGAAGATGCGGCGTAAATATGTAACAAGTCAGATGGGGCTGATTGTCCAATCCCCACGTTACCAGCAAAATAATTATCTGCCGTCCCGCTGGCGTAGATGTTCCACTTGTTCGTGCCGCTGGAGACAAGGCTGGTGATGCCGTAGTTGTTGGTGGCAGAAGTCAGGTCTTCAATGCGTAGCCCGTGTTGGTTTATGATGGTCGAACCCGCTCCAGCGGCAGTGTTGGTCACATAAAAAGATTGAACGCTTTGAGCGGTGAACGCACTCGCTGCCGTTGTGCTGTTGACGTTGGAAAAAGCATACCAAGTTCCAGTTGTCGTTGCTGGAATGGTTTGCGTTACACGGGCAGCATACAGGTCTGTTGCGGAGCCAGGATGCGTTCCACGAATATAGGCAGAAACAACGGGGTTCGCAGCACCACCCACCCCCATATACCCGTTCACCTGAACAGTGTCGGTGGACGCATCGCCTAGCGTGACGTTGCCGCTGGTGGTCAGCGTCGTAAACGCACCCGTATTCGGCGTCGTTGCACCCACCGTGCCGTTGATGTTGATCGATGCTGTGCCGGTCAGGTTCGTCACCGTGCCGGAGGATGGCGTGCCCAAGGCAGGGGTGACCAGCGTCGGAGAATTTGACATCACCACATTGCCAGTACCCGTAATAGCATTCGATACCAGCGTCTTACTGCCATTAGTAAAGACAGCCTGCGAAGCTGTCAGTGGTGTCAGTGTCGGAGCGGCATTTACAAACGTAGTCGCGCCATTCACTGTTACCGTATCACCTACCGCATCCCCTAGCGTTGTGTTGCCATTTACAGTCAAGTTGGCCGCTACCAACGAGCTACCACTAAACGAATCAATCGCTACACGGACATTCGTGCCATCCGAAAAAATAATCGTGGTCGCATTAGCCAGTACCGTTACACCCAACCCCGCCGCTGTCGTATTACCCAACACCGTCGAGCAATAAATCGTCGCGTTGTACGCAGAAGCATTACGAACAACGTAAAACTTTTCCGCCGGAGGAATGTAAACATTAAAGGCAGCGGTAGTCGTTGTGGTCAGATTAAGAACCATGTTTCGAGACTGATCCGCCGCACCATCTAACGCAGTTAAGGCTTGATTAGCAGAGGTTACGCTGACCGACACATACCCCGCAATCGCATCCTCAATTAACGTACCAAGATTGACATTGGTGGTTGTGCCCCATGTACCCGATTGCTCACCATTAGCAATCAGTTCAATACGTAAATTCGGGGAATATGTGCTAGGCATGATCTTTCCTTACGGTATTGTCTCTACTTCCTGCCACGTCGGCGTCTGCGTACTCGACACATCCGTCCAACCCGACCCTTGTGTATTACTTATAGCCTGCCAACCAGCCGACTGAGTACCATCAATCTCAGTCCAAGTCACCGCTTGCGTGTTATTTACATTCTGCCAGTTGGATGCCTGATTGTCATCAATTAGCTCCCATAAGAACCGGCATAAAATCAAATCACTTGCCGTGACCGATTCCAGTACAGACGCGAGGAACACGGCCGAGGCATTGGGTGAATCTTGTCCCGTTGTTAACTCCTGTATAGACGCAAAGAACTGCGCCTGCGAGGACACCGCGACCACCCCTGCTACCGCCTCGCTAATCGAAACGGTGAACGCTGCTTGCGCAGCGGCGCTATCTGATCCAGTAGCACTCTCTGCTACCGTTAAACTAAACGCTCCAATTGCACTTACCGCATCAGAGGCATCCGCCTCCTCTGCTATCGAGGACGTATAAAGAATGCCCCCAACAATCTGCTCACTGGCCGTTGCCTGCTCCGAAATACTTACGGCAAAAGATGCCTGACCTGCAACTACTTCTGACCCTGTTGCCGACTCATTAATTGAGCGGGGATATTCCGGTATTGCACTAATACTATCCGTTGCCGTACTTGTCTCAGTCACCGCAGCAAAGAGCTCAACCTGCGCATTCGCCTGTTCACTTGCTGTTGCTGCTTCAATAACCGAAGCCCCTAATACAACTAACGACGCTACACTGTCCGTTCCAGTGACTGTCTCATTTACAACAGAACTAAACGCAACACCTGCTGCTACGGCCTCAGACGCAGCAGTAGCCTCTGAAGCATCCCGATCATAGACCGAACAGCCCCATCCAGCTTGCCCCCATGTGCCGCTGCTCCAGCCGCCTTCAGCCACGTATTACTCCGTAACAAGTTCTGCATCAGTAAACCAACGCTGTTGTTCTATGCCGTTGATATCCGTCCACTGCACAAGATAAGACACCACACCATCTTCATCCATACGCAGTGCAACCACAGGACCTTCTGGCACAACGGCTTTCACTTTGACCACGTCACCTTTTTTAAACATGATTCTCTCCTTATGCCGCGTCTAGGCTGAAGGTGTACGTAACATTGAGCACGTCCCCCGATACCACTGCACGATCACCGGGTGCTTGGAAATCAGACGCAGAGAACAAAATACCTGACGTGCCACTTGCGACGTTACATAAAAATGCGCCAGCAATCGTGGTGGTGCCATTCATCGTAAATTGAGCAGGAGAAGCACTGTTGCTAATTACCGAAGGGTCCGCTGTAGTCGCCGCACCAAACGTCACCGCTTTGCGGTTACCACCGTACGCCGTATCTTCTGTCCAACCGCCACCGCCTGTAGTGCCGTGTGAAGCAAGTGTCTGTGTGGCAGAGAAGGTTGTGCCTGAAGCAGGGCCAGTAATCAAACCAAGATACCAAGTGGCGCTATACGTCACGCCAGCGAAGTACTTGTCGTTCATGTCCTTCAAGCCCTCATTCACCACCAAGTTTGGAAATTCTTCCGTCCACTTATGGTTGCCATCTTTGTCCAAGCACTCCATGCGAAAAACTCCTCCCGCTGCCGCTCCTGCGGAAACGGGGGAATGCCGCTCAACAGTGCTTGACACTAGGTCATCAGCTTTGGATTTTTCGATCTGCATGGTATTCCCCTACACTAGTTTGATTAACGCAAAAGTTGGATTATTCGCTGGTAAATCCAACACAAAATTCTCATTGACCGCTGTTTGATTCATCCCAAAATCCAACACAAACATGGCCTTGTTAGATTTACTACTGTTGTAAATCAACGCTCCTCTAGCCGTAAACGAGGCCCCTGACCATGCCGGATTATCAAAATCCACATACGCAATCCCGTTGCCTTGGCTTACCGTCACATTCGTCAACGTCAATCCACCTGCGGTATACCCTGCGCCAGAAGTCTCCCCTGTCGTTGTATATACCGTTGTATCAGGACCTAATGCCGCCATGCTGGTATACAAAGCAATTTTTAGCGTATCCGTGTCAAGATCATGCTCCCCCAGTAGAAGCTGACGCTTGAAACTCGTTACCCATGTTTGCGTAATTGCCATCAGTTCACCGGATATTTAACTTGCCCGTCGCGATACGTATCGCCACGCTGTTTGCCATCAGCCAATTGCTTATAAAGCATCAACGCTTCTTTGTACTTCGCATCGTACAACTGCATCAAATCTGCTTCACCCTTCATGAAGGTATACGCCTCTACCAAAGAGCCATACAACAACACAATGTCAAAGTTGTCCCCAAGCCATGTCCTGCCATCCGCAGCATCTACAATCGACTCAGGGTAATAGTTGTAATGCAACTCTACGGTATAGCCGAGATCAGGAGTTGGACCAATAATGAAGCTCAACTCATCTGTAATCGTGGCTCCTGCAACCGTTGGGCCAAACAACGCATAATATTTTGGTGTTCCTACCGATGTCGCTGATGGATACACCTCACGAATGAAGTTGACATCTTTATCTATCAAATAAATGTATTCATTGTTCTTAATGATTGCCATTGAATACACCGACAAGAAATCAGTCGGGCAAGACAAATACTTATTGTTAGGGGTCAAAACCCCCTCCACATTTTTTCGCAGATTGGCGGGCTGGGCCGAATTGTAAATACGCTGTTCCGCCTGTTTTACAATTGTAGAAAGCTCCGTCGGGGAGAAATCATTCTCTGTGTAGCTTTCAATCGCAGCGGTAAGTTCTGTGTAATTCATGATATGACTACCGTTACATTGTTTAAGACACCTGCCGCCGTTAATTGCTGCGCAACTGCCGCTGGCTGCATACCCACACTTGCAATCGTAGAATCTCCACCATTCCACACAGAAATCAACACAGTCTGTACTCCATCTGGTCTAGGCTCATACACTGCAATTGGCTCATTAATCCCACGTTTAGGCTCAAGCTGCGGGTGTTTTGGCTCGTAGCACTCCTGACAAACCTTAAACCCCGTCCATTCCTTTTTCAACTCTTTCAAGAAAAACTGCTGGCCACACCTGTCGCAGATGGCTTGCGAAGCTTTTCCGACTGCATAGCCCGCCATATCAGTACCCCAAATCTGGCGTCAAATACACGCTTGCGATATCCCTATCCTCTTGCGCCGCCCGCTGGAACTCTTCTTCATACAACTGCTTCAAGATCACCGTACGTTCCGGAGCCTTCTTGAGCGATAAGTAATAAGCGAGGCCC